AAATGCCACGGTGACATTTCCGCCCCCGCTTTTTAGGCTTGGGATCGCCCCAAGCCCTATAGCGGCCCCGTTCCTGAGAGGAATGCCGAATCCCATAATCAGCGAATGTTTATAGGTTTGGCATACAGAGTGCCCCCTGCAGCAACTTGGATTGCGCTGACTCTCCAAGGCGCCCCGGTCCCGGCTGGAATAAACACCGGCACAGGCACGTTTGCAGGAATGGGTGTGTCGGCAGTGGTAGCCGTAACTCCTTCGCCTACCCTGATATAGGCATCCGTGGTGCACCACACCAGAACGCCTTGCGGCCCAGCTGGCCATGTGGCAGTGCTGCCCGCGGTGCCCGTATAAGAAACACTGCGCGCCGTGAATGCCGCGTCATTGCAGGGTCTAAGCAATTCCATTTTTTACCTCTTACGCTAAAAAGCGAAGTTTATACAGTGTGCTGTAATACAAGCCCATGATTTCATCAATAATGTTTTGCAAGGGCGTGCATTCTTTATCCACTACTTTATATCGGTTTGCTTCAATTTCGTCTGCTTGTTCTTGCAAGAACTCTACGATATTGGCAGTTTTTTTAGCGGGCTGAAGAGCAATCCCGCCGATTAAACCATATTTTCCTTGATAGGCCTCGGCAAACTTGTCTGCAAGATCAATGATGCCTTCGTAAAACCCTTGCAGCGCCACATGCTTGGCATAACTTCGTGTGTTCAGATGCACCGAATGGGCAACATCTCGCCCGAGAAACATCAATCCGACAAAATCGGCTGCCTTCATTGCATGGCCCCCGGTTGAATAGGTTCTTGAATAGGTTCTTGAATAGATTCTTCGGGCAGTTCTTGCCCCGGCATTTCGCCGATCAGATCGCCTGAAGTAATCATGCCGTGAATGGTCCCCATGACGATATCCTGAATCTGCTCTGGTTGCATGCTGTTTTGAACGGCAGACAAACGTCGGGTTTCAGCTTCATATGCTTTGACTTTAGCTTCAAACTCTTTAATCTCCACATCGCGGTTTTCGATGCTTTGATTTACGTTTTGAAGCATTGCCGCCATTTGCTGCATTTCAGCTTGCATGGCTTGCATCTGTTGTTGCGCTGCCATGAGCTCCGGCGAGGCTTCCGCGTTATCTTCCAACAGTTTCGGGTCAATCATCTTGCGCAGACGCTTGCCAAGGTCATCGGCGCCCGGCCAGTCAAAGTTTTTGACCAACAGATCGCCAGCGACCTGCCACAATGCCGGGTTAGCCTGCAACACCTGCGCCATGCTTTCAGCCGCTTCTTGGCGCTTGGTCATGTAGCTCGGTCCAGTGGTCACACACACGTCATACTTGCCCACCGAGGGGTTGTAAATCTTCTTGATAACCGCGCCGGTTTGCTGGTCGACAATCTTGCGCACTGGTTCAGCCTGCGTCGGATCAATCATCGCCATATCAGCTTCGCCATCCAGCCCGATGATCCGGGCGATGCGCTGAGTGTCGTAGATTTTGGGAATGAGATCCACGATCTGCCGAGTCAGATGCCGCACAGCCCGCGCCAGATTATCGACATAGTGATAAGTGCCAGTGTCTGATTGGCGCTCGCGCGCCATAATCGCGCGGCCTGACTTCTCATTGCCCGCCAAACCAAGACTGGCATCATACTGACCGGTCGTGCTCTTGATATCGTCAGACGCGCCAACTTTGGCCTGAATAAGGCCAGCTTGGGCCATCGGAGGCATGGCACGCTGAGGCAACGGCAATGGATTGCCCAAGCCATCAGTAGCGTCAGGGTTGACCTCAAGGTATGGCCAGTTCTGCGTGTTAGCAGTTTTCCACTGGGTCTCGTAACCCTCAAACTGCCCGCCGTAGCCAATAAAAGGCGCTTTAGGGGCGAGCGCCAGCATTTCAGCCTCTTGGCTTACCCAGTAGTTATACATACGCTGCGCGTCCTTGGCATTGCGCACAAGGCCGGACAGATACACGCGGCCATCTACTTCAAACTCGTTGCCGACAACGCGCACAACAGGAATATACTTCCCTGCCCACTCGCGCTCCTCCAGCACTTCGTAGCCGTTGATTTTGCACCACTTGACCTTTTGACGATCAACTTGGCGTGATCGAATGGGCTTCATGCCAGCAGACTTCATCTGCTTGTCTTCCGGCGATCCTTCAAACGCAGTTGCGCCCCCATAGTACAAATTCAGCTTGGCTGGCTCGTGCTCAATGTAAAAATACTCGGCAATTCGCACCGTATTTTCGTTGATCCACTGAGAAACGCTTTGATCTCCAACACCAAGTTGTTGCAAGGTAGAAACAGGCGAAGCATCGGGGAACATGCGTTCATAATCTTCCCGCGTTATGTCTTCGGTGATGAAACACCATTTGGCATCTGCGCCGCATGGGTCCTGAATCATCGGGTCCATATAAACGCTGAAAGCGTTACGAATGCGCCCGATCTTGATGTCTTGATCAAAGCTTGTATCGTCGCAATACTCGGTCAGCAGGCGGATATACCCTTCACCAAACGCCACCTGATTTTCGCAGGCCGTGTCATATGCCACATCGGCATCTGATATGTACTCAATGTGCCTGACGATTCCGTCGAAAATCTCGGCCACTTCAGGATCGGCCATATCGTCCGCCGGAATAACTTTTCCAGAAGGACGATTCTGCCGCTGGTCATTAGTGATCTGGCGGACGTGCTGGGGCAGCTTGTTGATGGTGAGGCAGGGCCGAGCATTGATTGTCTGCCCCTGAACGGCACCACGGGTTGCCAGCACGTCTGCTGGCCACTGGAAATGATTGTCTGGCGATCCACAATAAAACCGCAAATCATCCAACTCATCTTCTCTACTCTCAGAATAAGCAGAGATTGCAAGATTAAGTCTAGATCGTGCGGTTTCTAAAAGCTCTTTTTTAGACATGCCTATTGCCCTTGCTCATATTGTCGGGGCCATAAATCACTTGCAAATTCCATGGCACATGCAATCCAGATACTGCTGTCCCCCGAAGCGGAACAATGTGGTCAACATGGTAATCAAGCCCAGATTGCCGCAATCCAGCACAATATTTGTAAACGCTTTCCATTTCCGCTTTGTCAGCATCAGACAGCCAGACAGGCATTCTATCTATTTTTGCTTGACGATAATTTGCCGTCAAAATATTTCTGCGCCCTTTGTCTTTAGCGTTTTTATTTCGCTGATATTGAGCAAGCCGACCGGGGTTTTTACGTCCCCATTCAACAGAAGAAACAGTGTATTTCTTTCTGTCTTTAGCCTTTGTTTTGTTGGCTGATTGATTGGAACACTTGCAACAAGTTTTGTTTTTTGTGTACCTGTCAGAAACATGCCCGTTAACACATGGTTTGCCAGTGAAATATCGAGGCAAATTGTGTGCCAAAGCAAATTTTCTAGACACAATTGCAGCCATTACTTGCCCTTTTTTGGCGTAGCAGCTTTGCCGCCAGCTTTGCGCTGCACCGAATAAGCGATTGCCACAGCCTGTTTTTGAGGTTTGCCGTGCGCCATTTCAGTTTTGACATTTGACGAAAATGCTTTTTTGCTGGCCGATTTTTTCAGAGGCATTATTTTTTCCCCTTTTTGGCGGTCTTTTCAGAATCGATAAATGCTTGTTTGGTAGGCGCTCCAGGCGCCCCCGGTTTTCGCATTTTCTCGCCGGATCCTGCTTTTATGCGGGCGCGTTTAGCTGCGATGTTAGCGTATAACCCCGGTTTATTTGCCACAATTCCACCTTTTCAGTGCGGCTCTTGCCCGTTCGCCGTCTTTAGCTTTAGCCGCTACGCCGCCCATACGCGCGCAAAAAGAAGCCTTTCTACCTTTGTCAGCTTCGGTTTTGGGATTCGGCGCCGGGGCTTTCAGATTCGAGCCAGTCTCGCGATTATATTTATCTCGGCCCTTGGCGGTCAGGCCCGCGCCCTGTTTGGTCGGCAGTTTTTCGCCCCGCCCCACGCTGAGAGACACACTTTTTTTTGCCATCACGCCCCCATCCAGCCAGTTGGCCCCATGTAAGGCCGGGGCTTTGCATCAACAATCTCGCGTTTTACGGGCTTTGCCTTGCGTATTCCCTCGCAAGCATACCGCAAAGCGTCGATTACATGGTTGTTCTTGTCCTCAATTATAGGCAAAACCTCGTTGGTTTGCGGGTCTATCTTGTAACTATAAGAATTGAGCTCATCAATAAGATGCACACACCGAGGATGAACAACAATGTCGTGCGATTGCAAAAACGCAATACCTTCCTCAACCGAGCCTTTGCCCTTTGCCGCAGCTTGAATTTTAGGATAACCATGTTTTTGCATGTAGTTAATGGTTTCAGGTCTGGCCGAGTCAGCACGAATAAACCACTTTCGCGACTCTGGCACCCGGTCAAACAAGTCTGGCAGATTCACAATCTCGCACCCGATCATATACGCTTCGTAATCAACGTATAGCCGGTTGCCTTCAATCGAACACCGCACCAGTACTGAAGGATCGACGCTGAATCCCCAGTCAGCCCCAAGCCTGTATATCGTGCCCTCGGGACGCTCAAACTCTTCCACCGTCCAATTTTTAAACACCCGAGCTTCGGAATTCTTAAGGTATTCCCCGCGCCACACATGGTGGAACTTGTCTGGGTCACGACGCCTGTCATATTCCATTTCCGCCCGCAGAACGTCCGGAAACCACGGGTTATCCTCGTAATTTACCGGGATGACCACGGCATCAGGTGGGGGCTTGTCACCGCGTAGCAAGACATCCACCGGGTCTTCAGCACTGTGAGGGTTCCACGTGAACCACAGCTCGCTGCCCGGCTTTCGGATGGTCGGACGCAGCAGGTCAAGCGAGCGTTGCGACAGGCTCTGCGCCTCTTCGACCCATGCCCGGTCATAGCCTTCCAGCGACTTGATGCTGTCAGCCGTGTGATTCTGCATGCCTTGAAAGATAATCAGACCCGGCCCGTGCTTGCATTTGATGACGGCATCCTGCACCTCAAAATAAGCGCCAGCGTTCATGGTGCTGATCTTGTGCTCGATCAATCGCTTGACTGACTGATTCAACGACTTCTGAATTTCACGCACGCATACGGAGGACTGGCTTTGGTCCATGATATGCGCCTCGATGAGCATTTCCGCAAAACAGTGAGACTTGCCCGATCCACGGCCACCGAACGCGCCCTTATAGCGCGCCGGTTTGAGCAGCGGGACGGCCCAGCGTGGGGTTTGTATTTTTAGGGTGGTCAAAACAAGCTCTCCTGCTTTGGTTGAGACTGAACCGCCGCAATCCTTGCCTTGGCGATCTCCACATATTCAGCCTCGCGCTCAATGCCGATGAACTGGAACCCTTCAAGAATCGCAGCCTTGCCAGTGCTGCCGCTGCCCATGAACGGGTCAAGCACCACACCACCGGGCGGGGTGACAAGGCGGCACAGGTAGCGCATCAGGTCGGTGGGCTTAACTGTCGGATGAGTGTTGGCGCGCTCGGTCTTGCCCCGCTGGTAGGCGTTGTCCGCGGCAACCGCTCGCCCGTCGCTCGTCGTGGCCGGTGTGAAGCCGTCCAGCCCCTCGTTTCGGTCAGACTTGCTGGCCTTGGCGCAGTAGAAGAAACGCGCGGCGGAGCCGGGGTCGCCGTAGCCTGTCTTTCGGCTCCCAGGCTCATGGTGGTAACCGCCGCCATAGACGCCGCGTTGGTTGTCGGATTCCGTGCGGGTCTGGTTGTGTGATGCGTGCGTGTGCGGAAACAACCCCACAACCTCCTCGCTCCCGTCGTGGATCAGGTTCGCCGGCCAGCGGCCGGTGCTACCACCCACCCGACACCCATCCACATTCAGAGCCCCGGTGCCATGCCGCAGCACGTTCTCGGCCACGGTCCCTGACAGCGGCTTGCGGGCGACGGTGATCGGCTCCAGCGCGGGTTTCAGCGCAGTGCCCCAGCCTGCCCACTGGCGGGCGGCGTCGGTGGCGGGGGCGGTGATTACACCGCCTGCCGCCCCATAATTTCCGTATGCGGCCGTGTCAGTTTTAGCGGTCTGTTTTTTTGCCAGCTCAGCATTGACGCCAATAACCTCCCGCTCCACCCCAGCCGCTTTATCAATCGCCTTGCTCACGTCCAACGATTTAGGGAACCCGGAGCCATAGACCCAAGCGATGAGGTCTCGAATCTCGAAGCCCGCATCCTCAATCCGCACGGCCATGCGGTGCTGGGTGCGTGTGCCAGCGAACGCCAGCAGGTGGCCACCTGGCTTGAGCACGCGCAGGCACTCGGCCCAGACCTCCACGCTTGGCACGTCGTAGTCCCACTTTTTTCCCATGAAGGACAGGCCATAGGGCGGGTCCGTCACCACCGCATCAACGCTGCAATCAGGAAGAGTTCGCAACACTTCAAAGCAGTCTCCTTGGTAGATCAATTCCTTCCCCCCGTAGCTTTTGCGATGGCGGCGCGGGCGGTCGTCAAGTTCTTTCCGATCACCGATTCCGGCGCGGCGCTTCCGTCTGCAACGAATACCGCCAGCGTCTCAGCGCACCACTCCAGCGCCTCCAGCAACTCCGGCGCAGCGGCGATCAGGCGGGCATTGGCGTGTGCCTCCGACCCGTCGGCAATCCCATACACCTCGCACACCGCCCCGTGTTCGATTCTTTCGCGCTCGCTGCGAATGCGGCGCAGGTTGGTGACGGTGTGCTTGCCTTCAACTTTTTCGGCAAGAAACCACGGCCCCGGCGTGTGCCTGCTCATTTCGCTCATTGCTTCCTCGCCCATGTCTCGATGCTGTCAGCCAGATACCGCGCTTCGTCTGCCAATCTTGCCACCTCGTCAAGGTCTATTGATGACGTGTGCGCCATCACCCTTTCAAGAGCAATGCAGATTTTTTTCAGGATGATGAGGTCTGCGGTCGGGTTTTCATTCATTATTTTTGACTTTCATACAAAACAGTTCAAACAAAGCCGGGCACATTTTGCGTTCGCCTAACTCCCATTGTTGCCAGTTGCGAGTGCTTCGATAGATCAACGAGGCAGCTTTGGACGCGCTTAAACCCGCCTTGGAGCGGGTTTCGCGTATCAGTTGAGGGGTTGGGTTAGGATGACGCATTAAAGCCCCTTAGGTTGAGCCTGCCGGGCACTTTGAACCCTGGCAGCAGTTCAACGCCATACAAAGTCAAGTCCTTGGCATCGTAAAACGTCCGGGCGTGTTCGTAAGCCTTGGCGATGTCGTCCCATGCTATGGACTCGCTGGCGTAAGGCCCCGCCAGAATAACGGATCGCTTTCCTTGTTGGGCTGTAATGTAGTGGCTCATTTTTGGGCGGCCCAAATGTTGTAATCAACGACATTCTCAAAAACCTGCCAACCGCCACAAACTTTTACAATTTTTGCCGCCGAAGGATAGGCGGCGGCAACGTTTTTGCGAGTCTTGTGTTCGGTTTCGGTTGCGAAAATCACGGCAATCTCCTGTTGTTGTGATGTGCTGCTGATGAACTGAACTATACGCACATCGTGCGCCTATGTCAAGCATCATCTTCAACTTTTTTTAACAGTGCGCGCTGCTCAATCACTTCGCCCACCACCACGCGCTCAATGCGCTCGATCTTGAGCGGGTTTGCGGCATCGCCTGAGACCTCGATCTTGTCGCCGTACTTCTTTGGCGCGAGCTTGCTTAACAGCCATTTGCGCGTATCGACCTGTAATCGCTGTTTCTGAATCGCGCCAGGGTCAAGCCCTCCCTTTTCGTTCGAAGGCACAGGCGCATCAGCGATTGCGATGATTTCAGCGGCGATAAACTCGTGCAATTCTTCCCGCGCTCGCGCGTAATCTTCGGCCAGTGCGCGATCCTCATTCAGCCATCCGTTAAACGTGCCTTGAGGAACGCCGACTTTTAAACAAGCTTTGTATGCGCTCAAACCTTGTCTCATTTCGCTGAACACTTGTTGAGCAATAACGGTTCTTTCTTCATGAGATCGAGCTGGTTTAGGCATTACTTTACCTCGTAAAAATACCAAGCAACCCCAATAATCAGAAAGAGCTGCCAGATTTCAATATACATATTTAATCCAAAAAAAGGATTGCCCCGATAATAACCACTGCAAGAAACCCCGTGAGTATTTCGACCATATTATTCCCCTTGAATGCTTATTAGTCGCTCCAGATAGTCATGGGCTTTTTTTAAATCATCCAGCCCGCCCTTATCCTTCCACCGTGCGACGTACTTGATAACATTACCCCAATAAAACCCCTGCAGCTCTTCCCGACTCATCCAGCACTCCATAGCATGGACTGGCTGAATGTCTTTCTGGTAGTGCTGCCCGCCGATCTGGTCTTTCATCATCTCAAGCCCTCATGTTAGCACATTGTTCGCATCATGCCACGATTCGCACAATGTACGCAACCCTTCACCCCCTACCCCCGCCCCTGCCGAAATCCACTGCCCCTACCTGCCCCTAACGTATACGTTTTAGGGGCGGGGCGGGGCGTTTTTTGTGGATTTTTTCACAACGCCCCTATTTGCCCCTAGGGGCGTTTAGGGGCATTTAGGGGCACTTTTAATCTTCCCCTCTCCGAATCAACATAGTGCTAACTTGGGCTTCATTAACCACAATCCACCCGTGTTCGCACGGTTCAATCGTTCCGGCGTTAAGCAAAGGCGCTATCAATCCATCTGCCCTGCTAGCCTCGGTTTTGTTCTTGGCGGTGCGATCTGAAGCCCCGTCTTTGATAAGTAATTCGCGCAATGCTGATCTACTGATATACGGTTTTCCTTCCCTGATTTCGGCCCCACTATTAAACCAAGCGCGTTCAAATGTCCTGACGTTTTCATCATGTTTAGTGGGTCGCTTATGTGGTTTTTCTTGCGCACTTTCTGGATCATAAACAGCCACACAAGTGGTTGCAGATTTACCAAACTTAGTGACCCCCATTTCGACAACTTCAAGTCGGAAATAAATACTTTCCCCTTTGCCTGGCAATTCTCTTTGTTTAGTAATAGTGGCAGACCTAATTCCATCCTTTTCCATTACCTCGATTTCGGTGTCGATGTGCGCGCGAATCCCTGACCAACCTCTTGCGCCTTTAGCCTGATCTTTTCCGTTATGGTGAATGACCAGCAATGCCGCGCCAGTGGCTTGTGCAACGGCATCAAACCTTGCCATGACTGGCCCCATGTCCTCGCCGCTGTTTTCGTTGGCCCCGGCTGACATGCGCGCCAACGTGTCCCCAATAATCAAGCGGACGGGCTTTCCCTTTATTTGCTCAATCGCTTTGACCAGCTCGATAACGTCTTGAGCGTCGCCTTGATTGGCATAAAAATTAAGTGGGACGGGCACCATAGCAAGATCGGCCAAGTCGCAACCATAATGCTTTTTGATGGCCTGCATGCGTGATCGGATTGATCCGGGCGCTTCGCTTGCCAGATACACCACAAGGCCGGGATCAATTTGTCTGCCGCAAAATTCTTGTCCAATGGCGATATGAGCTGCCAAAGACAAGGCAAAAAATGTCTTGCCGCTGTTGCTGTCCCCATACAAAACCGACATGCCACCGATGGTAAGCAATCCCTCGACTAGCTCATTCGGCGCTTCGTAATCGGCAGATAGGCCATCACCGAAAACAACCTTGAGCTTGTCAAGGATCTTTTTGTCGGCCTGAGGATTCAAAAGCCCGGCCAAGTCCTGCCCCGCTTGTGCGTAATCGTTTGCATCGCCTTGAATCGGTGGCATGACCATCCTCGCCCCATGCTTTGCGCACGCTTGTTCGGCGTACTTTTGGCCTACGCCTGACGCATCATTGTCTGCCACGATCACAATGTCTTGTGCCTGCCCATACAGATCACGCAGGGTGCCGGTAACGGGCACCAAGTTGCTGGCGCTGTAAGCCACCACGACGGGCCTGCCGCTTACTTCGTGGATTGTGGCGGCGGTAGCGTAGCCCTCGGCCACATACAACACGCCCGGCACGTCAAGGGTGCCGATGATGCAAAACTTGCCTCCTACGCTTCCGCCAGGGTGGTACAGCTTGCCCCCCTCTGCGTCTATGTATTGCAAGCTTGCGAGCACGCCATCCGCATCAAAAAGCGGCACCATCAACCGCCCGTCGCCGGTGATTTTTGCACCGTGGGGCTGTATCCCTTTGCGTTTAAGATAGGGGTGTTCTGGGCTGGCGGCTGCGCCCTCAGACCAAATGATATCAACGGTGCTGGCAGCGGCTTCGTTTTGGCGTCTGCGTTCGGCATCTCTTGCTGCTTTGGCTGCGGCAATCCGGGCAACATGGGCCATTTCCTCGGCCACGGTATATGTGCGGTTTGTGGTCGCTTTTATGGTTTTTTCTATGCCTTGCCGCCAATCACCGAAAATCATGGTGCAAATGCCGTCGGCATGGCCAACGTACCAACCAGATCGGTCGGTGCGTTTGTTGTCAGTGCGAAACCGGCGCAGCTGGCCGTCCAGAATAATTTCGTCAGGCGGCGTGATGCCTGCCTCTAACATGGCGGACCTGAACTGCACCTCTGGTGGGTCAAACATGGGCGCGGCAGGCGGTGCCCACGGCCCGCCCAGTATCTTTGTAAGGTCAGCCATTTGTCACCCCGCCGCTCAGGTAGTCAGACAGTGCCTTTACCACTCGATGCGTCGGGTTTGCTTGGTTTTTCAGGATGCTGCGGATGGTGTTCGGGTGAACGTTCGTCGCTTTTGCCACCACTGCCACTTTGCGATCAGCCAGCGCACTTCGAATTTGTTCCAGCGTCATTTTTTGTTTCCTTTGTTAAAAAAATTGCAATTCGTTGTTGCATTCTGGCAGATGTTTTGCTAAAGTACAACCACTGCACGAACGGAATGGCCGACGGTGCAGGTTACAGGAGTGATAGAAATGACTGCTGAAAGAAACACCGCCTACATGTCGGCGATTGTGGACATGTGGGCGCCGCTGCTGGACATGGGTCTGATAACTATTGAAGAGTTCAACCAAAAAATCGTTGATGGCGTCGAATACCTAAAACAGCCAATTCAAAAAGTATTGGAGGACCAATCATGGCAATCAGTCTAAAGCGTAGCAGTCAGCTTGCAAGCGACGGAGTAAAGCTTTTGGTCTATGGGCAGGCTGGCGCAGGAAAAACCTCTCTTATTAAAACACTGCCGTCCCCCGTGGTGTTGTCGGCAGAGGGTGGCTTGCTGTCCATTGCCGATGCAGATGTTCCTTACATTGAAGTCTCAACAATGGATGACCTGCGCGAGGCTTACGCATGGCTGCGTGACAGCGCGGAGTCAAAACAGTTTAAGACCGTGGCGCTTGACAGCATCAGCGAAGTGGCCGAGGTGGTGTTAAACGCAGAAAAGAAAGCCACCAAGGACGGACGTGCAGCATATGGCGAGATGAACACCGTTATGACTGAGCTTATCCGCTCGTTCCGTGATCTGCCGGGCCGTCATGTTTATATGTCCGCCAAGCTGGAGAAGCTACAGGACGAAATGGGTAAAGTCATGTATGGCCCCTCTATGCCAGGCAAAACGCTTTCCCAGGGACTGCCCTACTTTTTTGATGAAGTGCTGGCCCTAAGAGTCGAGAAGGATTCCGAGGGTAATAGCCAGCGGGCGCTAATGTGTGATGGTGATGGTGCATGGCTGGCGAAGGATCGGAGCGGCAAGCTGGCCGCATGGGAAGCGCCGGACTTGGGCGAGATCATTGCGAAGATTGGGGGGCAGAAATGAGCAAGCACACGCCGGGGCCGTGGAAAGTCTGGCACGAATTCGGCCTTTTTCTTTGGGTAGTGGAAGACAAAGGAAGAAAGCGGGAAGGGGATAACCCGAGAATCTGCGGCATAAATTACGATGACATGCTCGAAGATTCTGAGGCAGCAGGCACGTGGCGAGAAGCCAACAGTAAAGGCAAAGCAAATGCGCGCCTTATCGCTGCCGCGCCTGATTTATTGGAGTCATTGCAATGGGCTGTAGACAATCCAGAAGATGCCGCATATTGGCTTACACGAGCACGTCATGCCATCGCCAAAGCCACAGGGGAAACGAAATGAGCCAACCAGAATCCCTGCGCGACCTGTTCGCAGCCCTAGCCATCCCACACTACCTTGCCAACACCACAGACCGTGAAGCAGTTAATGCGGGAATGGAAATCGAAGAGATGGTGGCGGTGCAGTGCTACATGCTGGCCGATGCAATGATGGCGGAAAGGGGGAATTCTTAAAAAATGGCTAACAACAGACTTTATATCCAAGACACAGAAACAAATGAATCAATCTTAGTTGCGAAGTCGTTTGGTGATGGATGGGAGTGGAGAGTAGACCCAGATGAATTGACGAATTGGCTAATGAATAGAGATTGGGCCGGGCAGGATGTAGGAGCTGAACTGACGGCTTTGAAATTTATTACTGAATATGACTCAGGGGCCAGCAAATGATCGAAGCAAAACTGTTTGAGCTTTCTGAAGCATGGCTTCAGGCCAAAGAAGCAGAACGCATGGCAGTGGAAGCCCGCCGAGCGGTTGAAGATGAACTTATCAAAGCCTTCGCCATCGGCGAACAGATGGAAGGCACCTTCAACGCCAAGACGCTCACCGGCCACCAGATCAAAATCACCGGGCGGCTTACCCGCAAGGTTGATGCCGACAAGGTGCAGGAACTAGCCGCCGAGCATGGATTTACCGAGCACCTCAGCAGCCTGTTTCGCTGGAAACCTGAAATTAATATGACGGCGTGGAAGGCCACTTCGCCCGAGATTACCGCAGTGCTGGCCGATGCTGTAACCGTTACCGCTTCCCGTCCCTCTTTTTCAATCACTTTGGAGAACTAAAAAATGGCTTTTCTTGATATCAATTTCGACGAAATTCCGCAATCCTCCGGCGATGGGGAGTTTAAACCTTTGCCAGTTGGATGGTACAGCGCAAAGATTAATAAAGCCGAATTAAAGGCTACCAAGGACGGCACGGGTCAATACATCGCCATTCGTTATGACATTACCGGACCTACGCATCAAGGGCGCGTGGTCTTTGGCAATGTGAATATCAAAAACAAATCGTTTGATGCTGAAAACATTGGCAGAAAACAACTTAATGATATTCGTCTCGCGCTTGGAATTGGGCAGCTTTCAGACACCGATCAACTGGTCGGCGGCAGTTTGCAGATCAAATTGGAGATTAAAGAGGCAACCGACCAATACGCTGCGCGCAACGAGGTAAAAGCGTTCAAATCATCTGGCGATGCAATGCCTATTGCCGCATCGGTGCCGACCTTTTCCAAGCCTGCCGAGGCCAAGGCCACCGGCTCTGCCCCCCCGTGGGCCAAGAAGTAACAGGCAAAAAAATGCCCCTGCCGAGTGGCGGGGGCTAAAGATTTCAACAGAACGGAGATTGCGATGAAAGAATACACCATTTCTCAGTTAATCGACAAACACCACGAAACGCACCAAGAGCCGCCTCGCCCGCACATGGGCGCGTCATTGCTTGGGCATCCATGTGACCGTTATTTGTGGCTGACTTTCAGGTGGGCGGTGGTAGAAAAGTTTCCTGGTCGAATTCTGCGTTTGTTTCGTCGGGGCCATCTCGAAGAACAAACGCTGGTCAGCGATCTTCGGGCAATTGGAATCGACATTCAGCGCACCGGCAAGACGCAAAGCCGCGTCGATTTTGGCGCACATGTATCAGGGTCGGTTGATGGAATCGCTGAATGTGGCGTGCCTTTTGGCGACGGAAAGCGATATGTGGTCGAGTTCAAAACCCATAGCAAAAAGTCTTTTGACGCTTTAGAAGATAACGGCGTCGAACGATCCAAGCCCATGCACTATGCCCAGATGCAAGTTTATATGCTTGGAATGAAGATTGACCGCGCGCTGTACGTCGCAATCTGCAAGGACGATGATCAAATTTGGACGGAACAGATCAAGTTTGATGCCGAAGTCGCTAATTTTCTGGTGGAACGTGGCAAGCGCATAGCCTTGTCTGACCGTATGCCTGAGCCGTTAAGCGCTGATCCGAGCTGGTATCAGTGCAAGTTTTGCCCGGCGCATGAGTTTTGCTTTAAAACAAAAACCACCAAAGAAGTGAATTGCCGCACTTGCGCGCACTCTACCGCTACGCCTGACAGCACATTCACATGTGCCAGGCATGAAAACGAAGCTGTTCCAGTTGATTGGCAACGCAGAGGCTGCGAAGGACACGTCCTGCACCCTGATCTAGTTCCGTGGCAGATCAAGGAAGGCCCGGATGCTATGACTGCGGTTTATGTAATTGACGGTAAAGACGTGGCAAATGGCGAGCCGAATGAAACGACATTTACCAGTAAAGAGATTTTGGCGAATCCATCTATGTGCGCGAATCCGGATAAGTTTGTGCAGGAGCTGCGCGAAATTGGGGGAAGGGTAATTGGATAATGGAGAACTTAAATGAGTTGGCTCTTTTCGCGGGCGCTGGTGGTGGAATACTTGGCGGAAAAATTCTTGGATGGCGGACAGTCTGCGCCGTCGAATGGGAACCCTACCCCGCAAGCGTATTGTGCGCCCGACAAAATGACGGACTTCTGCCGCCTTTCCCGATTTGGGATGACGTTCAAACCTTTGACGGCAAACCGTGGCGAGGCATTGTTGATGTTGTATCGGGAGGATTTCCCTGCCAAGACATCAGCGTTGCCGGAAAAGGAGCCGGAATCAACGGCGAGCGGTCAGGAATGTGGAGACACATGGCGAGGATCATTGGCGAGGTTCGACCCCGATTCGTCTTCGTGGAAAACAGTCCAGCTATCATTACTCGGGGACTCGGAC